CAATTATATCCACCTCTACTTGTGAAAGGATCAGTCGTTGATTTACCTTTCCAAATCTCAGATGACCACTTATCTCTAAGTTCATCTTCTGAAAATATTTTACCTCTATTAGTTATACAAAATGGTCTACTATCACCAATTATATCTCCATAATATAGGTAGTTTGTTAGTCCTGCTTCCGTAGCTTTCGCTTTGGTAAACTGACCATCAAATTCCATTAAACTGTCGTGTGCTAGTTGCTTTGCGTATCTTCGCATATTATTTCCAACTCTGTCTGCACCATAAAATGTGTGTAATCGTTCTATTGCTTTTGCTTTTGCTACCTCATCTGTAGTAGAGGCAACAAACTCCACTAATTCATTAATATCATCGACATCAGCTTTAATATATACGCCATTTATTCTTTGCTGTAATGTCTTAACAGTATCATTAAGTGATTTGCCTGTTATTGTCGAGGAATAAACTTCATCAGCTAATGCGTTAACTGTTTCTGCACCAATGTTTAAAAAACCATTAAATTTAACACGCTTTAAGTTAGTTATAGTCTCAATATCCAATTCAGTGAGTGTTTTAAACTTAGCAGGTATCGGTAGTACTTTCATATTTTCTACAATACGCTTTGCCACTCTATCGTATTCTCTTACAGTACCATCAGCCCATAATGTGTAGTGTTTATCAATTATTGCTTTTAATTTAGGTCTAATCTCTACTGCTAATCTAGCTTCAAATAGTTTACCCTCTCTTATGGGTAATTCACTTGCTACCTTTACAACTTCTCTTTCAAGATTTTCTAAAGCTATGTTTAATCTTTGCGTATGTAATAACTCAATATCATCAACAAGGTTTTCTCTTAGCTGTGCAAGTTCTTCTATTTTATCCATTATCTTCTTCTTTTAAATTCTTCCAAAATTCATCTAATGCATTGTGTTCGCAGTTAGCACATTTACAAGTTACACAGACACCATTATTACCACAATGACATTCGTGTTCGCAGTTTCTACATAGCATAATTTACTCCCCAATAATTTTATCTAAATGTCTTACTCCTGTATTATCTGTTACCATCAAACCTTTTTCTAAAGTGCAAGTGTACTGCACTTGATTTCCTGATGATCTTTCTGCAACTCTTTTACCCTCTAAACAAACTGATAAACTAGGTTGATGATACCAACCATCTAATCTCTTGTTATCACCCTCAATAATATACATTGATAAAACAAATACCATTTCTATCATTAGTGCGTACCATTGTTTCTTAGTTTATCAACTAAAGTTTCTAAATCTATTATGCGTTCTTCTAAGAATTGCACCTGCATATCTACTCTTTGTATTTGTGGCATTTCGGCTTCGACATTGCTTTTTAGTTTATCTTGATCTTTAGCAAGATATTCTAATAACATAAATTGTTCTTGATCAATAGGCTTCTGCGTACTTGCTTCTAGTAAGTCTTGTTGCATTAATTGTAATTCAACTTCAATAATATTTAGGCGTTCAATTACTCCAAATGCAAAATACACTCCTATTGCTACGCTTCCAATAATAGACAATAAGTTTTTCATTGGCATACTCACAGGAGTATCTTCTGATATTTTCATTATTCGTCCTCAGAAACTTCGGTTTGAGTTTGTGCATTTTCGAATACACCGACCTCAGTTTGGGCTTCAATCTCATCATTAATAGAACTAATAACAGCGTCATCATCAATAACTGCATCAACAATTTGTTTATCAATCTCTTTTTGGAATGTGCTTGATCTAACACCACTTGCTTTGGCTTGTTGTAAGTATTGTAGATCAGAAGCATAATCTCTTAGATTAAAGCTATCAGGGTAGTCTATTTCGCCATCAAATGCTTTGCCTTGCCACATAGCCCATAAAGACCAAATTTGTTCTTCTGCGTTCTCTAATAAGTCTGCTTTCTCACTTAATGTTGAGTTAAGGTTTTCAAACTCAGTCTGTAATGCAATCCCTGACTGTACTTGGGTTTTAGTTTGCCTAACGCCTGACATATGTGTTGCTCTATCTATCATTTCTATTTTCTGTTCAATAGACGATCTGATCTCACTTAAATTAGAACCACTTGGTTGTAATAAATAAGGTTTTAAGCCACTGTCTAAATCATCGGGCATAGATACGATTGCACCTGCACCCGCACTAGCCTCAACACCTTGTGTTTTAACTAAGCTAGGGTGGTTAGATAATCTTATCAACTGTTCCATTTCAGATAACTCGTTGTAAATAGACTGTTGCAATAATGCCACATCTGTCAAATCACTGATACCAACACCTTGTCTTGGCGATCTTTTATTATACAAACAAATAGCAGGTATTGTGCCTAATTGGTTAGGTTTTACCTCAATAACTTTTACTTTACCTCTTTCAGGTACAAACACATAAGATATATCTTGCGGAGTCCATATTCTAAAATATGCACCATCTGAAGTTACTTCTTCTCTTACCTTTAAATAATCCAACACATAACGACCACTTGCGGCTCTCATATAATGCCAATCCATAACATTATCAGGTGTAACCATAGTTAAATAAGGTCTTATATCCTGACCTAATTCTTCTGCTCTAGTCTTAGCGTTGCTTTCAGGTTTATCAACAAATATCCATACATTGCCATAAACCCCTGCGTAAGTCTGTGCGTTCTTCATAAACGCATTAAAGTTTTGTCCGTCTAAGTCAGCGTCATCTATAAATGATTGTAAGCTAGGCTCGTTTGCAAGTACGCCATAATCTCTTGTTGGTGGTACTCTAAATAAAAAACTTGAGTAAATACTTATGATATTACGACAATGATTGTCTATTGGCGTATAATTAATTCTGTTTTGATATTCTAAATCTAATTCTAATGCGTATTCGTGTAAGAAGCCACCAGCACGATATTCTTCTCCACCCAAGTATGATCTTAAATAAAAGTTCCATCTAGGGATCATTAGGTCATAGTTATCGTGTCGGTTTTCTAAGAACTCTTTGTCTCGGATTAACGACTCCATATTTTCGGTCATTATGTACATTATTTAACACTCCATCTTGTAGGTAATTCTTTGTTATAATTTTTCCTTATAGGGAACAGATAATCTACCGCATAACCGATGGCATCGTTCATATGATCAAAACCGCTATCCTTGTCAGGTTGCGTAGTTCCCTCTTTGTAAAGGTGTCTTTCCAAGCCTCTAATAATGTTTTTACATTTTGGATTTATAAACATCATTCTTTGCTCGTTTGTATTCTTTAGCCTCGAATTAACAGCGTTTATTCTGTCTCTTATCTGAGGGTGTGCGTTCTTAACTCTTACAGTTAGTCCTGCGTTCTGTAATATCGTTAAATCAGTTCTACCACCTGCTGAGGTCTTGCGTTGTCTACAAGCAGGATCAGGATATACAATGATCTTTCGTTCAGGGTATCTTGCTTCTATTTCCTTAACTAATTCTTCGGTGTTAGATGAGTATATTGTGATCTCATCAATAAAATTGATAACATTATTTTCTATTTGGAACACTGCGGCACTCATTGGATCAATGTTAAAATCCATACCTATATGCAATGTCGTGTTGTTGTCCTTTACAGTCTTA